ACTCGCGCCAAGAATAACAAGGTCGAAACCCCGAACGCGACGGGCAGTCTTCAAGGACATAACCGCAAAATTAATGCGGTTGTTCGTAAACTTCTTAGAGATAAGAAGACCCTATAAACTAAACAACGATATGGATTTAACAAAAATTATCGCTAAGTTCATGAAGGGCGGATTGAAATCTTTGACCGATGAGGAAAAAGGTTTACTAACGTCCAACATTTCCTTGTTATCTGAGACTCAAAAGTCTAAGTATAAAAAGGAAATCGACGCTGATGAAGCGGCCGATGAAGATGAGGATGAGGAAGAAGAAGAAGATGACGACGAGGAAAAAGAAAAGAATAAAGATGAAGACCTCGACGAAAAAGCTTTACGCACTTTAGTGCAGAAAGCCGTCAACTCCGGCATTAATAAGAATGTCGAAAAGAAGTTCGAAAAACTTGCCGAAATCATGGTAGACAAGTTTATTAATAAGGCGAAAGCCAGCCGTGAAGTTGCTATTGAGTCAGACAAAAAGGACAAGGATCCAAACAAGCTCGAAACTCGAGAATTTTTGAAGGCTCTTATGCACAAGGATTTCTCAGCCTTGAAAAATCATGAGAAAGCTTTATCGACCGCCGTTGATGGCGACGATTCAAAAGCCGGTTATTTGATTCCTGAAGAATTGATGGCCGAAGTGTTACGCATTGCGCAAACACAATTTGGAACAGCACGACGCAATATGCGTTACTTGCCGTTCTCTGGACCGGGTAATTCACGCCGTATTCCTACTTTGGGTGCCGGTATTATTGTGACTTGGACAGACGAAAAAGGTGCTAAGGTTTCAAGTCAACCAGGTTTTGGTTTGATCACTCAGGTTCTTAAAAAGTTAGCTGCTATTATTCCGTTCACGGAAGAAATTTTAGAAGACGGCAACATCAATTTGACTCAGCTTGTGGCCGAGTTGTTCCAGGAAGCCATTGCTAAAGAAGAAGACTTCCAGTTCTTGATGGGTGTCGGTACTCCATGGACAGGTATCTTTAACAACGCCGATATCAATAAAGTTGAAATGGGCGCGGGTAAAGGTGTGAACGATATCACGGCTGATGATTTGCTTGATATGCAAGACGCTACTCCTTCGGGAGCTTTGCCTGGTTCTAAGTATTACTTGAACCGTCAGGTACTCAGTAAGATTCGTAAGTTGAAAGATGAAAATAAAAATTACATTTATCAACGTCCGTCAGAAGGTTTGCCAGCAACGATTTGGGATTTCCCATATGAATTGAATGACATTCTACCTGATAAGAACACGACCGGTGTTAACAAGCCATTAGTCGGATTCGGTAACTTGAAATTAGCCGCCATTTTAGGCGATAAACAACAGATCAGAACTAAGCTTTTGACTGAAGCTACTATTACAGATACCGATGGTGAAACAGAGATCAACCTTGCTCAGCAAGATATGGTCGCGTTGCGTCTTGAGGAACGTGTCGGATATGTTGTCGCTTTGCCTAAGGCCTTTACGGTCTTGGTGACTGGCGACGCTTCCTAAGGGAAGTTAATCGAGGGGCGGTTTTGCTTAGTCCGCAAGGACAGGGATTCCGAGCCGCCCCTTAAACCTTTATATGTTACAGTTCAACCCACAATCATACTCATTGGTGAATATCTACGTAACCATTACTGCGCCTGCAGGATATTATGTACAAAGGTTTACGGAAAATGGTTTTTATAGCACGCCGGCGTTAGCCAGTGATGTTAGTACCCATTTTACCGAAGTTAATCCACAGACAGATACGTTTGTTTTGTATGATAGTGCGCCATTAGTTACGCCGGAAACACTGGCCGACGCTAAGTTGGATGATGCCTATGTAACATGTGATACTTATAAGTTTTTAACGCAAGAAGAAATTGATGCGTTAGATCCTAATAAAGCAAGCAACTCTATGAACACAGAACACGAAATTATTTTTCATGAAGCTGAACTTACTTCGGAACAGATTAAAAACCTTGTTGCGACAGATGTTGAGCTCGTACCTGCGCCAGGTGCGAATAAGGTGCTTGTCTTAGCAGGACCAGTCGTCTTGACGATGATTCCCGCTGAAACAACTCCGGCAACCTACACGTGGGCAAATAGTGATCACGGTCTCTTTGTTGGCGACGCCAATATGGACAGTGATGCTGAAGCTCAAGCCCTTATTGAAGCGGCTCATACTTCACGTTTTAGCGCTGTCTTGCGTGCGCCCGCAGGTTCCAGTCCTTTGACTGAAAACCAGGCCATTAAAATTGGCGCGAGTGGTACAGGCGAAGCGGCGGCCGGTAATGGAACATTGAAAGTGAAGTTCCCTTACATGGTTATCGACGTTACTGAATAAATTATAAACAGGGTCATCTATGGGGAGGGATAAGTCGATTCCTCCCCGACCCAAACTTAAACAATAACTATGGCAGCAACAGTAGAAATTTGCGAAAGCAACACCGTGAGTGAAATAATCACTCATAACATTTCTAACGCTAACATGGGTGCGGCCGATGCCGCGGCATTGGATCCAGTCGCTTATCCGATTATCCCGGGAAACAAGAGTTATGAAAAGTGGCAACGGTTTCACGTGACGGCTATGGGCGGTTCGTCTAAGATTGACGATTTGAGAGTTTGGCGAACAGGTGCTTTAGGCGCCAACGCCACGCATCTCACAAACGCCAGAACGAGCTCCTACGGGGGCGCGCCTACGTTTGCGACACCAGTGGCAACAACTTCAACTCCGGCGTCCCAGACCATGCCCAGTGCTGATCCAGGGGCGGCTAACTTAGGTATTGCCGGTTCATTGGCAGGTTCATTAACCGCGACAGGTTACTCGGACTATTTAGTTCATCAGATTCAAACGACTGGTTCGGCAGTAGCAGGATCAACGTCGACGATGAATTATCAGTACGACGAAACCGCTTAAACAACTCCTATGTCTCAATCTATTTGTGGAAAGTGTTTACAAGAATTCAAATCCGATGAGGACTACGCCTCGCACGTGTGCGAAGTAAGTGGACTCACTCCTTTGGATCCTGAACATCTTGGCGAGCATTTTCTAAAGATTCAAGAAAAAGCATTGGAGCGTGGTGAAGTGAGAAAAGAAATTGAACAAGCCGCAGAGGCGGCAGTAGCTTAACCAAATTAAAATCTGGCCAACTCAATGGCCATAGCCGACAACTCAATGTCAATAAGAGTCGGCTAAAAACCGACTTTTATTTTTTAACTAAAAAATCCATATGCAACATATTTTCAAAAACAAAGAGACCGGAGCAGAAGAAACAGTCCAACCCGAAACATGGGTCTGGGGTGTTATTTATAAAGACGATACCGAATTACATCAGTTCGGTGCTGACGGAACATTCCATCAGATAGGTGAAGTCGATCAAGACAAAATAAAAATGGCGTGTCTGTATCGTTATGATGACCCGAAAATGCAGAAAAGAATTGACTTACCCTGGCGTGAGGGCATGCGTTTGATTCATAAGTACAAGCGTTATGGCTTTGATCACGGCACGGATGAATTTAGAAAAGTAACGATTTATGTCTTTGGTTATAAGTTCGAAGGCAAGAGCAGTTTCATTTATATTCTTCCCGATGACCGAATCATCTTTAGTCCGTATGAGGACGTTAGTGTGACTAATTTTAATATTTAAGTATGGAGCAAAACCGCGACATAGTCTTTGGCTTAAAATGGTTTGAAAAACATCAGACTACTTTGTTGTGGTTACTGAATAATGATTTAACTAAGCGTTGGTTTAGGTGGGTGATGAGAATACGGTTAGAGGACTGTCCGTTTAACGAAAAAATAACAAACATTAAGCCGAGCAATTTTAGTTACGGCGAAAAATTACTTTTAACGGACAAGGGTTTAGTAAAAGAAATAACAACTGATTTTAGAACGCATGATAAATACGCTAAGCGTTTATATTTTGCGTTTAAGCCGTTATGGTATTTAATGCACGCCTTTGACTGGGCGATGCTTGACCGCGTAGAGGCGTTAGCAAAACTAAGTTTTGGGTTTTCTACTCTTACGGTTTATCCAGCGTCGGGTACGGCTGTTGACGGAAAAGTAGAAAGAAGCGGAGTAAGCGAATCATGGGCAACAATACGTGCCGGTGCGGGAAATGCGTTTGATGCTAATCCAGTTGATTCACAATTTGTGAGTATCAAAGGTGATGTTTCTCCTAATTATATTCACCTTAAACGGTCTATATTTTTGTTTGATACATCTGCCTTAACTGCCGCGGCAACAATTACAGCGGCAACAATGTCTTTAAGAGGTAATTATAAACAAAACCCAAATAGTGATTCCGTGACAATTAATATTTATAGTTCAACGCCTGGTTCTAATACTACTTTAGCTAATAGTGACTACGGACAAATAGGATCAACGGCGCAGTGTGATACAGCGATAACATACGCAGGATATACTACGTCCGGTTATAACGATTTTCTTTTTAACGCTACGGGTAGAGGTAATATAAGCAAGACCGGTATATCTAAGTTTGGAGCAAGAGAAGCAACGTACGATGTTGGAGGCACAACACCATCAGGAGGAATTAATTGTCAGCCAATTATGGGTGGTCTTTATTCGGGACAGACCGGAACAACACAAGACCCTAAATTAGTTATTACTTACACGGCGCCGGTACCGACTGATGTTACCAAGTCACTTAAATATACAATCAAGACCGTACCGTCAGCGCTAACGAAAAGTTTGCGTTACGCCATAAAAGTAGTTTCAGCACCGACTAAATCTTTAGTCTATAAAATTAAAGTACCGGTCGCGGTAAATAAGAGCTTAAAATATACTCTTAAAATTACTGTTGCTGCGATAACAAAGTCACTTAGATATTTGGTATTGGATGTTAGTGCGCCAATTCAGAAATCGTTAAAATACACTTTGAAAATAACGCCGTCTGCGAAAACTAAATCGTCTCAGTATGCGATAAAAGTAATTAGCACAAAGACTAAAAGTTTGCAGTATGAAATAAAATCTTTGGCCGCAATCACTAAGGCATTAAAATACACTTTGAAAATTACGGTCGCGGCAATGACGAAATCGTTAAGATACGCCGTTAAACTAACACCGAGCGCGATTACAAAGGGATTAATTTATAAAGTAAAAGCGAGTGTCGCGGTGACTAAGTCTTTGAAGTATACGTTACTGGCGCACTCAAGTCCGATTCAGAAAAGTTTGAAGTATACGATATTCACGCAACCCGGAACTTTGCCTAATAAATATAGCGGATTGCTTTTATGGTTAAAGGCAGACTCACTCGCATTAAGTGACGGTGATCCGGTAAGTACCTGGGGAGATGATAGCGGTAATTCAAATAATGCGACAGCCGCAGGAACGGCACGTCCGACGTTCAAGACTAATCAGTTAGGAGGAAAACCGGTAGTGCGTTTTGATGGCAGTAATGATGGGCTTAATTTTGCCAGTTCTTTAAGTACAATACTCACGGTTATTGTGGTTATTAAATATAATATTGGTGCGGTCGTAAATAGTTACCCGCCTATTTTAGGCCATACTTCGTTTTATGATTTTCATGGATCGCCTATAGCAAATCCGCCATCAGTTACTGGTGTTTGTTGGATTTCTTATACCAATGTTTATGTTCAAGGAGCAGACGCTTATAATAATGGCGTTAGCATGTTCGGCAATCAAATAATGAGAGATTTTAGTAATTATCAGTTAGTTGAGTTTTTAACAACAGGACCAGTTCACTCTGACCGTATTGGTAACGATCGAGGCGGTTCATTCATAGCGGCTGACTACGCCGAAGTTATTATTTACGACAATGTACTTTCAACTGCAAAAAGAAAATCAATCGAACGATATTTAGCTTATAAGTACGGACTGATTGTTAGTGGAAATGGATTCACTAAAAAATTGCAGTACGCCATTAAACAAGTTTTTGCTATTACAAAATCGATTCGTTATGCGGTTAAACCTAAAGTAGATATTACTAAATCAGCGAAGTATACGGTTAAAGCACCCGCGTCAACAACAAGGTCATTAAAATATGAAGTCACAACAGGAAAATCGATTAATAAATCGCTACAGTATGCGGTAAAAACAAGCGGACATCAAAATCAAAAGTCTTTACGGTATGCCGTAACAACTAAATCGTTTATTACGAAGTCGATAACCTATGCGGTTACTACCGAAATATTGGAAAATAAATCACTTCAATATGCTGTTGCAACTAAAGGTGAGATAACAAAGACCCTGCAATATGAAGTGATAAGTATAGAGGCCATAACAAAAGGTTTAAGTTATAGAATCAGAATCCCGGCCATGTTAAAAACAATGACGTATATGATGAGAATTTTCCCGTATCACCGTAAGCAAACGCCATATACGAAGAAAGAAAGTCCTTACCATCGGCTACCTGGTGGATAATAAACGTGCTATAATAAATTTATATGAAGGGATATACTTCCGTACAAAAAATAGAAAATTACTTACTCATCACGATTGAGGATTATTTTAAGCCGCAAGTCGAGAAATGGATTGAGGAAATTGAGGATTACATTGATAAAACTACCTTGCGAAACTTCGCGAGTGGTGATGTTAAGTATGATCGCTTTTTTGATGGTAACTGCAAGGACGAATTGTTTATTGACGATTTTATTGAGACTGAATCCAAAGCATTAGAATTAAAGATTGATGATGTTGTTATAACTGATACTGATATACTTCGTTACCCGGCCAACAAAACTCCAAAGGTAGCACTGAAACTTAAGAAAGGTATTTTCAAAAAAGGCAACCAGAATATTACGGCCAAAGCTTTATGGGGATACTCAAAGACTCCGCCTAAAGATATTGAAATGGCGGCAACAACTTTAGTGGCAGGAATTATTAATTTTTCGATGACGGCGGAAGGTGAAATTGCTTCGATGACAATCGGACGTTATTCAGTGACCTACAAAAATGAACGTCAGTGGGCAGACTATGATCGCATAGCGGTTATTCTAAAATCTTATTATCGCAAGCGTTATCATTACTAACATGAACGGCATCGCTCTAAATTATAATAAGACTGTTACTGTACTGCGGCTTAAAGATGATACGGTCGACTCTGATAAAGAAGCCTATGACACGCACATTGTTTCTCTTAGTTGTCACATTCAACCGCTTGATGATTCTTATACGGGCGATGTTGAAGGAAACTTTGGTAAGGACTCGGTTTTATTTTGCGACGTTAATGACATTTTAGAATCAGATAGAGTCGTCGACGGAGCAGTAACGTATCAAATAGTCGGACTGGAAAAGTTTAACTTCTTAGGTGAAGATCGTCACATGGAATTACGTATCAGACAATTTATACAATAATATGATTCAATTAGTGTTACAAGTTGAAGGAATGGATGCGATTGAGAAGGCCTATAACCGTGCCTCCGTTGTTGTGAAAGAAAAACTTTCGATAGCGATTCAAAAATATTTAGTAATACTGGAATCAAACACTAAAAAAGAAGCGCCTGTTAACAAGCAAGGTGGTGGTGGAAGTTTAAGACAAAGTATCAGAGGAAAGATGACGGGAGTTTTAAGCGGTGAAGTTACTATAAAATCGCCTTACGCCATATATGTTGAAATGGGAACGAGACCTCATGAAATTAGATACTCTAAACCTGGCCGAGGTGGACTCTATAACAAACGAACAAAGCAAGGATTCGGTCGAGTGGTTCATCACCCGGGAACAAAAGCCAATGACTTTATGGGCCGAGCCGTGGCTGATTCAAAGACTGGTTTAGAAATGTTTATAAGAGAAGCGACTGACTCAACATTAAAGACTTAATATGGCCGCCTCAAAGGAAACTCAAATAATAACAATACTCGTTGATAAAATAACCGCGCTAGAAAAATCAGCAGGGGTTAATCTTTTTAATGACGTCATCCCACGATCAGAGGGAAACTTTACCAAGTACCCAGTCGTGACGATTGACACTAAAGGGGGACGAGGTACGAGAATCGATACTCATAGAATCGAGCGGACTTTCGTTTTTGAAATTAAACTATGGCAAGAGGAAAGTCAGGCCGGAAAAACAAAAGAGGAAGCGGTTGATATCATGCGGGCCGCCTCTGAAATTGTTATGGAAAGTTTTGATAAAGACCAAGACCTTAGCGGTGAAGTCGAAACCGTTAATGTGGTGAATTTTGATTACAGTTTTAAGGTGGTTCCTGCCACCTTTGTTTTCGCAACATATACCATAGAGGTTGTTGTTGTACTGCCTAACTATTAAGTGCTATACTAAAAACATATGAAATATAAAAATATATCAGGTCAAGACCTTACGATTATCGGCGTCGGAATCGTTAAGGACGGGGAAACCCGAGAGATGCCTGAAGGTTTTAATAACGCCAACTTTGAAAAAGTCGGAAAGTCGAAATCCGATGAGAGTGACGCTGACAAAGAAATTAAATAATACATATGAATTTTCTCGGAGATAAATCATACGTCGCGTTAAAACCTCAGTCAGTTGCCACGACTCCGGTTATACCGACAAACTTTTTTGGATTAGTTTCAGAAAGCATTAGGGTAAATCCTAACTTCGAAGCTGATCGAAGAATGAAAGGCAATGACTGGAAATCAGATGAGATACTTAAGGGTTCTCGGACGATTGAAGGTGATTTAGTTTTACTTGGTGATGTTGAAGCGCTCGGACATCTTTTGAATATGGTCTATGCTAAGGGTTCGACATCA